ATATGCTGATGCTAGATGTATGAGCCGAGATCACCCTTTATGTATTGATTGTATTCATCACTTAGTTATTAAAGCAGAATGTGGATTAGGAATGCCCGAAGGAAAAGCTAGTGGGGGAGTTTGGGCAAAGGATTGTGCTTACTTTTGGGAGAAAGATCATTAGCTTCATCGTATATTTTATCGATATGATCACCTGCTTGATTTATTATTTTGGTTAATCTGTAGTTTTCCATAGCAAATGCACTTATAAGATCTGGAATATCATCAGGATCTATATAATTAAAGACCTCACGCAAAACCATTTCAATTTCAAATTCTTCTTCTATTGATACTTTAGCTAAAACCCAGGGTTCAATTTTTCGCCTTTTTTTTGCTTGCTTATTAAACCAACCAGACCAAGGCATCTCAAGTTTCATTAAAGTAACCTCCACTTTAACGATAACTAAAATTTTATAAAAGTCTAGCTTTGCCTTATGTAACTTGCTTTTCTGTCTTCTATCGTTTGTTCTGGATATTGAACTGTATGCCAGACATATTCACAAGAAAAACATAATCTTCTTCTTATAATCACATTTTGAGAGTTTCTTTCAGATCTAATTACCTTTTGTCTTGTTAAATTATTACATTGAGGACAGGTTACAAAATTTAATCTCTGCATTTATAGATTTATGTGGTTTTTTATTTTAATATATAAGTAGTTAATTTACTAATAAAATGGATTTAGAAACAAGAGGTTATGGTTCATCAAAAAAGAAAAAAACCAAAAAAGTAAAAGTTAAAATAGGAAAGTAATTACCTTCCTGGAAATAAAGCTTTTTCTAAAGCGTCACATAACCGATCATCAACAGTATTATCAGTTTTTTTAACCATAGCTCGTACTATATCAAGTGCGAGTTTTTTTATTGCTTTTCCTCTAAGGAAAGCAAAAAGAATAGGTTCAATAATTTTAAGCATTTTTTTTTAAATATTGCTATTTTTATAGTAGCTCACTCCTCACACATAGAGCTATAACCTCTTCCTTCTATACAATGAAGAGGTTATCTTCTTGGTTTAATCTCTACAACAGCAAGTTCTACTTCTTTCAAGCGATGAAATACTTCTTTCATATCATCATGCATATTATCTATTTTATTTGTTAATAATTCTATAGCTGTTGTGTTTCGCACGAGATCATCTCTAGATTGTCTACCTCTATAAGAAATAGAACCAACTGATACAAAACAAGCTGTTAATAAAGCCCCACCTACTGCTGCGACTACCTCTACCACTTTACGAATCCTCAATATATGTCTATTATGACAGAAAAGGCTTGTTATGGCAGAAGAAGTTAAGAAGAATCCTCTCAAAAAACTTAAAGAGACTATTGAGGACAAAGAAGAACAACTTGCATTTATCTCAGTCGTAGTAAGGCTTGTTGTAGTTGGGTGGAGCGGATTCATCGTTAGCTTGAATTATATTTCTATACCGGGTTATACAAACGAACCTAAAGATATAACTTTTCCGGCAAGTTTGCTTACAGGTGCGTTAGCCAGTTTCGGGCTTGAAGGTGCAAAGAAAAGAGGTGATGGCACTTTTAAAAAAGAAGATAAACCACTTAATAAAAAAGAAGTGGAACAGTTACTAGCTACGCAATCAGGTAACTATCAAACAATTAGAATAGAAACACCCATCAAGATTCTTGGTGCGGAAGTTGTAGACAAAAAAGAGGACAAAAAATGAAGAAACTTCTCCCATTTATTTTTTTAATAACAACTCCTTTTGGTAGTTGCAGTAGAGTCAAAGCTGATATAACTCAGAAATTCACAACCTCTGCACAGATAAGTGTAGATATGCCGTACTCTGTCACTAATAAATTAGGTACGACATATTCAATATCAGGTAATAATATTACTCCCTCTGTAACTTCTGGCGGCAGCACTACTTCTGGTCAGATTGGAGGACTTAATGTTTCCAGCTTAACCGCAGGTGTTCCAGCTTTGATTCAAACTGATAAAGCTATCACAACAGCAGGTTCGGCCTTCAGTCTTACAGAAGCGGTAACAATGGGAGATGCAACTCCTTCTGCTGTTACACCTTCATCTGGTATAGCAGCATTACCTCATCTATCAGGCCAAACGACTGTAGGTAGTGGAGGTACTCTTGGATCTGGAGCAATGACTTCTTTATCATCAGGAGTCCATACTTGTAGTGGTGCATTTGGATCAGGTTCTAGCTGCGTGGGGTCAACTACAGTTACAATCCAAATTGACTAGGTTTTGGCTGCTATTAATAATATTATTTCCTGTCAAAATTCTTGCAAACCCAGTTGTGCCTACCTTTCGTACAGGAAGTTCTTCGACAAACAGCACATCTCAAAGTGTTGTGACCGAGAGCATTACTTCCCATCAATATCGAACAGGATATTCTTATGGAGTCTCAGGAACAAATATAGAGAGCAGCGATGTTAATGGATATATTAATTCAATTCCAACAGCAGAAGCTACTCAAACAGTTAATGGGATTAACTTTTCATATACAAGTCCTACGTTGGAAGGTGTGCCTAGATGGAAAATAGTAAACGCAAGCCAACCTTTTTCTTTGGTAGAGACAATGATCACACCGGGAATCGACACAATAACTCAAATAAATCGCACCATAAATACAACCACAACCACAACCGTAGAAACTACCTTTGGTCAGTAATTCTTTTAATCCTTTGTCCTACAAAGGTTTTGGCTAATACAACAGTTGCAAGTCCTAGTTCAAATGCACAGGGAACTGTAAATAATAATGCAACTATGATAGCTCCACAATCAACACCTCAGTTTAGAATGAGTCAAGGTATTGTTTGTTCTTCGCCTTCTCTTACTATCACACCTTATGTAACTGATGCGTGGTCATTCAGTACCCCAAGAGAAACAATAACTAGAACTCCAATTTATAATGAAGATACTGGAGAAATAAAATATTATTCTGAAATTCCAAGATTTGAAAAAGAAAATTTTAATTTAAATTATGGAATCTCTGCACAGATAAGTATTCCTTTAGGCAAATCCCCTGCGTTATGTCATAAAGCAACTGAGATTAATATAAAAAATCAAGAGTTATTATATAAGAAAACTTCGCTTGAGCTTGCACTTTTTAGACTTAAGGTTTGCTCAGAGCAGGCAAAACTGGGAGTTACTTTCACAGGCAAGTATGCCTCGATATGCGAGGGGATTAGCGTATCAATTTCCCCAAATCAAGTTATACCACATACTCACGAAATTAAGCAGTAGACAAGCACGGTAACACTTGCCTACCTAGACACCCTATCCATTGCCTTGTCGAATAGGGTTTTTTTATTTTAACTTATCTTTTTTCTTTGTAAGTTTCTTTATCAAGTTTTTCACTATAGGTTTTACTAAATTTAAAATAATAGGAGTAGTCGCAGCCACACTAGCAATAAAAGCAGTTGAGACAATACTGCTAGGAGTAGGTATGTATTGGTCGACAAACGGAACGTCTTCATAAAGCGTGATGCACTCAATACCATCATCACCTCTTTTATATCCTTTGACACGTTCTGTTCTTAATTCTGAAGTAAACTCTCCTACTCTTCTGTCATTTTGATCAGGACAATCAGGTATAAAAGGATCTTCTTTTTTATCTTTTGGAATTTCTGCTTGTGGTGGTTTACCTTCTGGTAAGGTATCAGGTTCTTTATTTATTGGTGCAGCTTCCTCAACAATAATTAGTTGGTCAGGCTGATAATTTAAAGGATAGAAACTTGGATAAGGACAGTTACTTATAACTCCGTTTGGATCATCTAATAATAAATTTCTATTGCCTGTATTTTTTGTATCTCGATGATAATACTGACAACCTATAACCTCTACATTTGAATGTTCATAGTTAGGCAAGAAAGTATAAGGTATATGAATCTCAGGAATATGTATTTCTGGAATTTCAATCGAAGGCATCTCTTTTTTTAAGAACTTCTACCTCTGCATGGCATTTAGGACAGGATAAGTTAGTCATCACCGAAAACTCAGGATAACCAACCATTTCATCGTCAATATCAATGTCACCACCTATTATTAATTCCGTTTCGCACCAATAACAGTTCATTTCTTGAATGGTATTGAAATACCTGTTGTCTTAGGTAAGCCTTTATCTAAAACATTAGGCATAAGTCCTTTTACATTACCCATGACTTGATTCATCATTTTTGTCTTGAACTGTTCTGACGTTACATACTTATAACCAAAGTACCCTCCACCGATAACAGAAGTTACCATTATGAATGAGAGAATACTCAAAACATT